CCATCATCTGTTAAGCCTATAGTGGATAAAAAAGAAATACAAACTAATATGGAAATATATGGTAATAGACACAATGTCTAAATGTTTACACTACCTATTGTAGCATAACAGTTTACCCCCATAAATACATGATAAAAGGTATAGTAAACTATATATATTTCACTAAATATAGTAGAAAATAGAGTAACTACTAGTCTAAATATTATATTAGTCATTTTATTACATTCCCAACATAAATAAAAGGCTATAATAGTAATCACTACTTTAATAAAACAAATAATTCCTATATTTAACTTATTGATTACTGGTAGTTCTAAAAATCCTTTTAACATATGGTCTAAATTATATACTACTGGTTCTTTAGATTGTTCTATATTAGTATTCATTTAATATAGAATAATATTATTTATTATTTAGTAGTCATAATAGAAGTTTTAACAAATACAAAAAATAGATAGAATGGAGCAAAGAGTGCCGCTACATAGACTCTTAAAAATACTAACCATTTAGGCATACTAATATATTCATTATAGGCATGATACCCAGCTACAAATGACATAGATACAAAAAGAAGGACTACTAATATAGAAATAATAATGGTAATTATTTTTTTAGTAGAATAGGGCTGACTATTATCCTCGTAGTGTTCTACAGAAGAAGCTTTATGTTCTATTTTAGGAAATCCAAAAGCGTCCATTAGTTATCTTATATTGATATTTATTTTTTAGCATATATGGATTTAGTTATACCAGCTAGGAAACTTTGTGCTACAGCTCTTAGTGATACCTTTAGGAATAGAGAATCCACGTTTTTTATAGATAGATGACAAACAAGTTGCGTATGGCGTATATTTAGGAGTGTCATCTAATATATTCTTTTTAAAAGCATATTTCCCATATAGCTGTTTTTGACAATAACAGTATTTTGTTTGAAGTGCCTCATCTAAAACCTCTTTTTCCTGGCTACTAATAGTATTTTGTTTTTGTTTTTCTACTAGTTCTTTATAAAGTTTCTGGGTTATCTTAATAGGAGCACTTTTAGGTAGGTTACTAGGCTCTATTAACTCATATAAAGCAGATATCAATACATCACATAAATCGTCATCACTATTAAGGTTTGTTAATAGATAGTTTATATATTTATTAGTGTCTTTTTTATTGTGTAAGTAGCTAATGATTTGTTCACATAGGCTACTCTTAGGTTGGGTATGATCTAAACCAAACATCATAGCCACTGCCTGTAAATTATAGTGTTTACTACTACTTCGCTTTACTACTAAACCTAATTTTTTAATATAGCTATCAACTTTATTAGCCATTATACTATCTAGTTATATAAAAACTAGTTACCTATATGGCTAAATTCTTTTTCTATTGTTTCCCTAGATTGTTTATATACAGGCGCTACTTCTACCATAAAGGCACTATTTACTTCTCTAACAATACCTAATCCTATAGTAGCAACTTTAGTAGTTTGCTCTAATATACTGGCACAGGTACTACCTAATATAGATCCAGTAAAAGAAGCAAGTTTATAAATAGTAGTATTAATCTGTGGTTCTCTAATATCCATATTATTATATATAGAGTTTTTTGTAATAGCTAATCGCTGGGTCATCTATTCGTTATTCTAGCTCATCGCTAGGGTCATCTATTCGCTATTCTAGCTCATCACTGGTGTCATCTATTCGTTATTCTAGCTCATCGCTAGGGTCATCTATTCGCTATTCTAGCTCATCACTGGTGTCATCTATTCGCTATTCTAGCTCATCGCTGTCCTCTATATGTTTATCTTTACAGTGTTTTAGATATATATTTTCTAACTGTTTTTGTAACTTTTTAGTATAACGCTTGTGATATTCTTCAAAATGAAATGAAAGCTTCATAGCCTTTTCAAACTGTTTAAATGATAAACCCTTATTAGTAAAGTACTCTATAGTTTCCTCTAATAAATTATTAGATTCATTTCCAAATATAGACTCTACTATCACACTAGATACAAGTTGAAAATTAACTATATCTATGCCTAGTTTTTTAGAAATACTATTAATTGACTTTAGGTTGTAGTATCTATAGTTATATTTAGAGATTAGGGCTGATTTTTCAAAATGGGTCATTTGTTGAAGCTGTTTTAATTTAGAACCTTTAATAATTCTATTAGGAATAACACAAGAAAAAAACCCTATATAGTCTGATAGTTCCCAATGCCCGAAAATATCATTTTTAAATATTTGTGAAGTCAGAAGACTATCATAGTACTCTAAACTAATATCTAATTTTTCACTATAGCTATTATGAGTATTTTTATCTATATAGTTAACGAAGTTCTCATGGATTAGAAATGGAACAAAATTCTGGTCTACCTCAAAACACTGTAGTAACTTATTAATATCTACCTTTCTAGAATTAAATATTTCCTTTATAGCATCAAAAAGTCCTATATCTATATCCTTAGAACCTAGGTTCTGTACAAGGTCATATACATCGTGTTCCGCATTAGCCTGTTTACTAATAGCTATCTGTTCTAGCAAATATAATGCTCTTCTGTTATCATTTTGGCATTGTGGTAAAATAATATTTAAATCTACATCACTTAGCCCCAAGTTTTCAGCCGTATTTACACGTTTAAGTAGCTGTAGAATCTGATAGTTACTAGGTGGTGTAAATTCAAAATGATGGACGTGTTTTAACAAATTACTGATATTTTTATTTACTACGTTACAAATACAAATGATAGGATTTTTATTTACCCATATCCCATCATGGCATTGCTTTTTCTTTAGGTCAACTGATTCTCTCCTAAATGGTATAATTGGTAAAACCACACCTTTTTTCTTGGTTGGCTTGGATTCTTCCTTTTCTCGCCTTTCTTCTTCCTTTACTAGTTTATTGTATAGGTTTTCACTATAGTTGAGATAGTCCACTATATCATTTGCTGAATATTCCTTTTTAGCCTCTATACCATCTATTTCATCCATAATAATACCTGTTAAACTATTAGGCGCAAACATAGTTTTAATGGATTTACCAGAAAGAATGGTTTCAAGCTTTCCACATATTTCTTTGCTTGTTCTAAGTTCACTAGCATTAAATTCTAAGGCATCGAAATCAAAATGTTTAAGCAATACGTGCGCTACAGTGGTTTTTCCTATACCTGGAACACCAGAAATAAGAATGCCATTCTTAAAACCTTTATAAGCAGTGTGTGGTTCTCTAAATACCTTTAGCCACTTACTAATATTAGCTATTTCATCCTTAATACCTATAATCTCATCAATAGTCTTAGGTCTATATTTCTCTACCCACATGTCTGATTAACTATACTAATAACGATATGCTTTAAGTTAATAAAGTATATTTTAACTAATCAAGTTTAAAATATTTTTTGAGATAGATTAGGTATTTTTCCTTTTCCTCCTCTGTTAACGTTTTCCACCTATAAAATACACTACCTTCTAGATCCTTCTTATAGCTATCTAATCCATCCAACTTTTTTTTAATAATATAGTTTTCTTGATTACCAATTTCTATTTCTGTAGTATCCGTATTTAGCTGTGAAAAAATATATAATAGTTTTACTATGTCTATTTCTCGTTTACACTCAGTCATATAGATAAACATTTTGTTTTTTTTGGTATCACTGGTTTTATCTGGATGACACTTTAAAGCTAGTTGTTTATAGAGTTTATTGATTAGCTTTTCCTCTATCTCTTCTTGTTCGTCTATAGTCATTTCTGGAGGAGTTTCATTTCCTGAGCTATCACTAAATTTTTCCTTTTCATTATCTATCTCTTTTGATTTACCTGGTGGTTGATCTATACATATAATCCTATTTTCGCTACTATCTTGATATATAGTTTTGTCTCTACTATCTATATCATTATCTTCATCTAATATATCAACTGGTTCATCTTTCTGTGTGTCTAGGTCTTCTTCCGCTCCAGCCATTAATCGTTTAATTTCTGCGGATATTTCTAACTCATTATCAATACAAACTTTTTCTATAGTAGCTATATTATTAATAGTATAGCCAATTGATTGTAAGATAGTATCAAAAGGCGTACTAATAGTTTCGCTATTAATATCGTCTAACATAGTAGAAAACTTGTATCTACCAGCATTCATTAATATAAAAATATAAATTAGTTTATATTAATAAATTTACTTTGGTAAACTATGTATAGAGTGAAATTCTGTTCCACTATTATTATTTCTATTGTAGAAGAACCCAAAGTGTACATTATTACTATCTTTATATGTACCCAACATACCACTGCCAGGAGATAATAATGGTAGGTTAGTACTTGTATATGTGTAATTTGATATATTCATAAAGTATACACCGTTAAATCCATCAGTGTAGATACTACCACTAAGATCAATATTACCACTAATATCTATGTTATTTTTAAAGTAAGATACACCATTTATACTTAGTGAGTTTTTCATAGTTGTGTTACCGCTAACATCTAAATTATTATTCATATATGCTAGACCATTTACACTTAATTGATTATCAACTATATAGTCATAATAAACTTGACTTGTAGATAAGGCTCCACTTACATATAAGTTATTAGCGATACTTAATGAGTTACTAATTCTTGTACCACCACTAATATCTAAAAATGAGCTATTTTCTTTTATAGTTGAGTTTCCTATATATATGGACTGATTAGAAACACTTAGAGACCCATGAATAACAACGTTTCTACTAATATCAAGATGATCTCCAATTTCTTTAATAGAAGTATTACCAATATAAATTGAATTAGGAGATATACTTAATGAACCAGCTATTAATACATCCCCAGCTACACTAAGAGTATTTGATAGGTAGACCTCACTGTCTACACTAAGTAAACCACCAACAATAGCATCACCATCTAAATTAGCTAATAAACCCCATAAGTTAGCATTTTCATATACATCTAGTGTTCCACCAATACTTAAATTATTAGATAAGTATACTTCACTATCTACACTAAGTAGACCATTTACTATAGCATCTCCATCTACAGTAGTAACTAGACCCATTAGGTTCGCATTTTCATATACATCTAGTGTTCCTCCAACACTTAGATTATTAGCTATATATACTTCACTATCTACGCTTAACAAACCAGAAACAAACATATCACCATCAAATGTAGCATTAAATCCCATAACTGTTAAATCACTATATATACTTAAAGTGTCGGCTATTGTAGTGCTTCCAGATACACTTAGAGTAGATCCAAATGTTACTTCTTGTCCAACACTTAATAAATTATCCATATAAACATCACTAAAGATAGATAGTTCGAAACCCTCAATAAATGT